ATAACAATATAGTATCGAAACAAGATGTTTTAGCACCTAATATGTAATATGAAACTGAAGGAACTAAAAGAACTAAAGGATTTTAAAACTACACCATACTACAAATACTATACTGAAATGGTAGATGACTATTCTATTAAGATAATAAACAGCATAATAACCCAACAATGAATAGATGCAGAAAAGAAATATACACGATGAGATGTTTTGAAGGAAGTACGAAAGTTTATCAATACTGATTTAAGACAATTCAAAGACCTAGATGTAATAAATCCAAACAAAGAAGAAGAAGAGAAGAAAAAACTAGAAGATCTATTACAGAAACAGGCTAAACAAATCTTAGGTATGAACTAAACCATCATATATTGCTACTGCGGATGATGCTTAACGCCGCTTGCGAGTAGTAAACGCTTTAACTTACTAACCAACAACACAATGCAAGAAACAGAAGAAACAACAGTAGAAGAAGAAGTCGTAGATGAAAACGACACAGAAGACACTACTGACTACAAAGACCTCTATCAGAAAGAGAAAGAGGCAAGAGAGCAGACAGAAGCAGAAAAACAGAAACGAAAGGAAAGATTCAAAGGTGCTAAAGCAAGTGAGAACAAACAACCACCAGTAGACCAAGATTCAATAAAGAAGATGGTAGACGAAAGTGTTTGAGTTGTCAAATTCTATTCAGAGAACAAAGACGCCAATCAGTATCAACAGGATATTGAAGCGTTGGTAGCGAAAGGGATAGAAAGAGACAAAGCGTTCAAATACGTAATAGCCGAAAAAGACCCTAGTTTACTGTTAGATGACGCCAAAAAAGCTCAACTCAATGGTAATACTGCATTGAATGGAGTGCCTGCTCAGCTTAACTGAGTAAAGAACAAAGAAAGTATGACAGACGAAGAAATCAATGCACTCTCACAAGAGGAATTTGATAAATTATTCCCTTCATCTTGAAACTCTAAAAAGTTCTTTGCCGAATAGTATTACTTTTATATAGTAATTTTATTAACAAATGGCAAACGACGTATCAAATTTTAAGGCACAAATACGAGATAGAATTATCCAAAGAGATTTGAATAAATCACTTGTATCATTGCCGCTAGCAAGATTCGCTTTCTCTGAAGTAAGAGGAGCAACAAGATTCCACAGACCATCTAAAACAAGACTTTACAGTTCTACTTATACAGCAGAAACTGCATTGACTCAACAAACATTAGGTTCTGATGACGAATATTTGGATGTAGACCAAACAAAAGCAGTACACTTCTTTATTGATGATACACAAATGTTAGACTCAAAATATGATCTAATGTCTATGTATGCACCTGAAGCAGTATATGCTCTTAAAAACGAAATTGATGGAAAATTCCTAGATCAAGTTACTAACGCATTCAAGACTGTTGGTAAACTTGATATTGAAGCAACTGGAGCAAACACAGACGGTATCACTGTATCAACTTCAAACGCTGTTAAAATGTTGTCTTACGCTAAGGCAGTATTGGTACAAAATAGAGTTGAAACAACTACACCATTCTATGTAGTTCTTGACCCTATTACTGCATCATTCCGAGAACAAACTCTCGTATGAAGTGGTTTCAATCTTGCAGACACAACATTAAGAAACGGATATTTGACTACACTTGGAGCTTTAGGGCTTGATTTGTATGTATCAAATAACGTAAGACACACAATCACATTCACTTCTACTAAAAACGTAGCAGAAGCAGATTCTATCACTATCGGAAGCCAAATCTTTAAGTGGAATGCTACTCCATTAGGAGCAGGTTCAGTAGACTTAGGAGTTGACGAAGAAACATCAATAGATAATATGGTAGCAGCTATCAATCACGCAGCGACTATCGGAACAACTTATATTGATTTGACACAAGACGAAAGAGCGAAACTAAAACAAAACCTAGTAACTGCGACATATATTGACGCACACTCATTCAGTATCTCTACTGCTGGATATGTAGCTATCACTGAAACAGTTGATAGTGGAACAGCTTATTCATTCGGAGAACACCAAAGAATGTGTATGTTAGCACAGAAAGGTAATATCGATATGGTGTTACAAAAATCAGTAACAACAGAAACACAAAGAGGTACATCTAACCACGTAATTGGTGAATATGTAACAACTTGGACAAGATATGGAATGAAGATGTTTACAGAATGAGACCAAAGAACTGTAGCTCTTAGAATTAAAGTAGCTTAGTATATTTTCAGGGGGGAGAAATCTCTCCTGAATTTTTACATATTAAACCTATAAAAAATGGTATATAGATGAGAAGGTGGTAATCAAGTAATGGAGGGAGAAGACTTAACACTTAGGGATGACCTAATTGTTGGAGATGATCTTGCTGTTGGTTGAGATGTCACTATTACTGGCTCTTTGTCAGTAGCTGGAAGCCCAGTAACAACAGGTTGAGTTATACTTGCAGCTGGAGATAATTTAGTAGGTTCAGCAACATCAGATATTCTTATTAATACAGATAAGTTTACTGTAGCTGGAGCAACTGGTAATACTTTAGTAGCTGGAACATTAAATGTTACAGGAGATACAAAAGTAAACACAGACAAATTCACAGTAGCAGCATCAACTGGTAATACAGTAGTAGCTGGTACACTAAATGTTACTGGAAAAGTAACTGCTGATGATGTAGATTTAGCAAGTGGTGCTGTTGTAGCTTGAGTAGGTACTTGAGCAAATGGAATTAAACTAAAAAATCTAAAGAATTCGGCAGCAACCGCATTGTCTGGAACGCAATTAGATATTGAAATAGATATTGGTGGAACACCGTACTATTTCACAGTATATCCAACAAAAGCATAGACCAATTATAAACATAGCTTGGTCGGAACTCTTAACCTAAAAGAGAGTCCAAGCTATGAAATAATTTATCTGTAAACTATAACTAAATGGATGTATCAGTAATCATAAGCAAGAGTAGGACACAAACATCAACAAGCGTAGGACAAAAGTCTGATGCTTTAATGTTGGCTGACCTTAACACCGTATATAAAGAGATTTTCTCAAGACTAGCAACAAAAAGCAAAAAATATACACGACAGACATATACTACAAATACAGTTGTAGGACAGAATGAATACAATATTCCCAAACCAACAGTAAGTGAAACAGGGATAAAAAGACTACTAAATATAAGTGTAAAATACAGTTCTGCTTGAGACTATGTACCTTGTAAGATGTACGACACAAGTCTTGGTTCAGCGACAGACACAAATAATCCATATTGTATCGTAAGAGATGGATCAATTTTCTTATATCCAGCACCAACAGAAGCTGTTACTTGAGGATTAGTAGTAGACTGACAATATCTACCAATAGATTTAACAATAACAACAACAAGTGCAAATATAAAACTACCAGTAGAATATCACGATGTTATGCTTTCAGGGCTAAATATGTGGAACTATTGAGATAAACAGATATTTGATAAACAATGAGTAATGAAACAAGCATTTGAAGAATGAATGATGAGAATTATAGAAGAATGATGAGCAGATATAGAAAGTTGATATGAAACAAGTAATGCAGAAATAATAGCAGAATGAGAAAATTTTTTACCTTAGATAACTATTTATGGCGGAATCAGATTTACTAGCACCTATATTTAGATGAGCGTATGGTTGATTATCAGACGATATTTTTACTGGTATTGACGCAAGTTTTTACAGTAGCAAAAATATAGACATCAGGGGAAACGCTAAAGGTATTTCACTAAATAAAGCATTAGTATTAGATAGTTCAACTACAATAACAGAGAAAATAAACGCTATATTGAAGACCAGTACAGGTAAAATGATGGCATTCTGAGCAAATGGTTGAATATATCGAAAAGATACTACAACTTGGGCGAAGATAACAACAGATAGTCCAGCAACTACAATTTATAGTGCTTGTGAATTTAACGGATATATTTATTGGACTACTGTTGATTATTTACATAGACTAGCGATCGGAAACTTATCTTGAAACATATCAGCAACAGACGCTATAAACCGACAAGCTCTTACAAGTGCAGTTTATCATCCACTACTTCCGTCTATGTGAGATATGTTCGTAGGGCATTGATGAAAACTTGGTAAAGTTTGAATAGAGAATGTATGGGAAGATTTAATCACTATGGACTCTGTATGAGTAGTAAAACAAATGAACGATTTAGGTTGAAGTATAAGGGTAATAACTAAGTGAGCGTCTTGAAATACTAATGTTTATCTCCGAGACGGTACAAACACCAACCCAGACCAAACAATCCCTTTAAAATGATTTGATGTAAGGCAGTCAGCCATTTTCAATGGATATAACTACCTAATAACAAATAAATGAATAGGTATATTAGATTGATACAAGATATATCCAATAAAAAAAATAGATAATTTCAACGACAATATAAACTCTATATCAGTATATGACGAAAAACTATATATTTGATGAACTGGTTGAGTTTATGTATATGGAAATAAGAACAAGAACTATCCAGAGGTATTAAACTTAGAATTATCAGCGTCAAATTGAAACTCAGCTGATGTAATATGAGCAATATATAGTGATTGAGTAGACCTATATGTATCACGAAGTAATTGAAGTTCTTATTGAATAGATAAATTGAGTGCAAGCGTATACTACACAACATGAGAATTAGTTACTAAAGCATACTATGGAAAATCTCTCTATGAGATTAAAGAAACAATAAGAGGTATGGTTGGGTATTCTACCCTAAAAGACTGAGAAAGTGTAAAAATATCATACAGCGTAGACGGTTGAAGCTATACAGAGATATTAACTATAAATTTTGCGACAGTATTGCCTGATTTATGGACAGAAGATTTGGTATTTGCTAGTTGATCGTTCCAATATATACAATTCAAGTTTGAGTTATGAGGGAATGGAGCAACTACACCATCATTTTACAACTTAGATTTAGTATTTAACAATAATATAAAGAGATAATGGAAGTAGTGGATTATGAAAATATAGAGGATGTTGCTTTATCTGTGTCAGAGGGTTGATACAGTGGAGATTCTACCGTACCTTGATTGAATAGTCCAAAAATAGACGCAAGTACATCAGTAAACAACATCCCAGTATCAGAAGCTATACTAGAATGAACACTAAATGTAGTAAGATGACGAACAAATACAGTGAACTTTTCAGCAGTAAACGAGAATACAGTAGATTGGTCAGCAGGAACATTAACAATGCCTGACGGCACTATATACAATATCGCAGCAGGTAGTACCTGAATAATGACAGCAATTACCTACATATATTTGGATGTAAATGTAAGCGAAACAACTCTACAACTAACAACTAATAGTGGTACTTGTGTTTGAGAGGATAAATTGCTAGTTTGTGTGGCTAAAAATCAAACAGCACCAAAATATGCAGTATTTCAGAACTTTGGTACTAATACACAGGATGTATTCATCACAGCAGACAATATCGCAGCAAATAGTATCACAGCAAACGAGATGCAAGTAAATAGTTTGAGTGCTTTGAGTGCTGATATGTGAACTCTAACATCAGGAACAATAACTCTAAATAGTGCAGGACATATAAAGAGTGGACAGACTAATTACAATGCTGGTGTGGGTTTCTTTTTGTGAGTATCTTGATGAAAACCAACGTTTAGTATAAAATGAGATAGCTGACAATATATAGCTTTTAACTGAGATACTATAAGTCTTAATGTTCCTATATCATATTCACAGATAACTTGAACACCAACGATACCAGTAATACCTAACTATATAAAAAGTACCTATATAGACTCTACAAGTATAATAAGCCCAAACATAACAGGTGCAACTATAACAGGTTGAGTTATACAGACAGCTACAGCTTGATGACAAAGAGTGGTTATAAATTGAAGTACAAATATAATAGATTTTTATAATACTGATTGAGTGTTATCTTGACAGATATCTTGATGAAAGGTTGGTAGTACACATGTGTTAGCGTTATCGTCTTCGTGATATGTATATTGTTGATGAACGTTTCTATCACAAAGATTACTACCGCTGAGTAATGATGTATACGATTTATGAGCTATAACGTTATGATATAGAAATATGTATCTAACAGGGGTAATAGATTTTGATAGCTGAGATTGACAGTTATCTGAATTTAGTTGATACCCTAGACGGTCAGTTAATTGATGAAGTAATAGATACATACCAATAGTTACTTGAGCTAGCACAAATAAATCTACTAACGCAAGTATAAAAGTAAGTCTATGATGATCAGAATATTATATAAATGTTTTAGCTGCTTAATTATAACTATGGAATACACTATAAAATTCACAGACAAAGATTTAGAGCAGATGGCTATGATTTTACAGGAATGACCATATCGTTTGGTTAAACCTATCCTAGAAAAAATAGGACAACAAATAGA